CAAATCTCAACTGGTCAAAGGTGCGTTCCGAATGCTCACACTCAAACTAGGTCAAGCAAATGTCCCGCTCATTGTCACAAATCATACATACGATGTCATCGGAGCTTACGTTCCAACTAAAGAGATGGGAGGAGGTTCTGGACTCAAATACGCAGCAAGCACGATCATTTATCTCAGCAAAAAGAAAGAAAAGGATGGAACGGAAGTGGTCGGAAACATTATCAAGGCTAAGACTGCTAAATCGCGTTTGAGTAAAGAGAATCAACAGGTCGAAGTCCGTTTGTATTATGATGAACGTGGTCTTGATCGTTATTATGGTCTTCTAGAACTTGGTGAGATTGGTGGACTTTGGAAAAATGTCGCCGGTCGTTACGAAATAGGAGGAAAGAAAGTTTATGCAAAACAGATTCTTTCAAATCCTCAAGAATATTTTACCGAAGAAGTTATGGAAACACTTGATCAAATCGCTAACAAAGAATTCTCATACGGAGAGTAGTTATAGACTGGAATGTTATAATAAAAGAGAGGGACTATGGATTGTGTTGTCACAACATAGTAATCTAACCTTCGATGATGCCAAAAGGTATCTTCTTGTGATTGAAAACTTTAAGTTGAGAATTGTTGAAAATGGATCGAATCGAGAATATTATCCTTCGGAACTTGGTCTTCAAAGAAGATTACCTAAGAAAGGTTCTTCCTTTCATTGAACCCACATATTTTAATAATCGAGAAGAACGAATTATCTATGAACAGATTGCACAATACGCAGTCGATTATAACAGTTGCATCACTCAAGAGATTCTCTCGATTGAGGTAGAAAATCGAAGTGATATTTCTCAGGAAGAAGTCGTCAACATCAACAAGATCGTTAATTCTCTAGAGGAGGTTGACTGTGACTCGGGTTGGATTGTAGATACCACAGAAAAATGGTGTCGTGATCGAGCTATATACCTAGCTTTGATGGAATCGATTCAGATCGCAAACGATGAGAACACTAATAAATCCAGAGATGCGATCCCAGATATTCTATCTAAAGCTTTATCGGTATCATTTAACAAACACGTCGGTCACGATTATCTAGAAGATTATGAAAAAAGATACGAACTTTACCATAGAAAGGAGGATCGAATCGAATTCGATCTTGACTACTTTAACAAGATTACAAAAGGTGGTCTTCCTAATAAGACTCTCAATGTCGCTCTTGCTGGTACGGGTGTCGGAAAAAGTCTCTTTATGTGCCATGTGGCTTCTTCCGTCTTACTGCAAGGCAGGAACGTTTTGTATATCACTCTTGAAATGGCGGAGGAGCGAATTGCTGAACGAATTGATGCGAACCTCTTGAACGTTAACATTCAGGAGATTATCGACCTACCTAAACAGATGTTCGAAACCAAGGTCACTAATCTCTCCAAGAAGACACAAGGAACTCTTATAATTAAAGAATACCCGACTGCCTCTGCCCATAGTGGACACTTTAAGGCATTACTTAATGAACTTGCACTTAAGAAGTCATTTAGACCTGATATTATTTTCATTGATTACCTTAATATTTGTGCTTCCAGTAGGTATCGCGGAAACAGCAATATTAATTCTTATACGTTTGTCAAAGCAATTGCTGAGGAACTTAGGGGGCTCGCCGTCGAGTTTAATGTCCCAATTGTGTCCGCTACTCAGACCACTCGTTCAGGTTATGGTTCTTCTGATGTTGAACTTACTGATACTAGTGAATCCTTTGGTCTCCCTGCTACTGCTGATCTTATGTTTGCCCTTATTAGCACAGAAGAGCTTGAAAGTCTGGGACAAATTATGGTGAAACAATTGAAGAATCGTTATAATGATCCCACCATTAATAAAAGATTTGTGATTGGTATTGACCGTGCAAAGATGCGGCTTTATGATTGTGAACAAGCTGCACAACATGACATTCTTGACAATGGGCAGGATGAAGACTATAATGAAGAGGAAAAGAAAACATCAAAACGTTTTGAGGGATTTAAGTTTTAATGTCTATTGATCTTAAAAAATATGTCGAATTTGTCGATACAACTACGTCTAAGCCAAGTAAATTACATGATGAATTTGTTAACCGCCTTACAGATCTTGAAAACCAAGGATTTCCTTCCGAGCGATTGCTTACTGCTGCTGTAGGAATGTGTGCGGAGTCTGGTGAGTTCACTGAGATTGTTAAAAAAATTGTCTTTCAAGGCAAGTCTGTCAATGAAGAAAATCTGTTTCATCTGAAACGTGAACTCGGTGATATCATGTGGTATGTTTCTCAGGCGTGTATTGGTTTAGGTATTTCGCTTGAAGAAGTCATTCAAATGAATTTTGAAAAATTATCTGCTCGTTATCCTGAGGGTGCTTTTAGTATCGAACGTTCTGAAAATCGTAAGGAGGGAGACCTGTGAGTAAAAAAGTAACTGTCAAGATGGATGTTCATGCCGCTGCTGCGGTTCGTCAAATCCTATTTGAAGCTCAAAAAGGATATACTTACGATGTTGGAAGTCTTCCTCAACGCATCTTCAATGTTCGTGAAGTCATTACTGATCTTGATGCCGCAATCGAAAAAGTAGTAGAGTGATATCTTCCCCCTTCTAAATACTAGAAGGGGTATTTTTTTATCTGATGGCTGGGCTGTCTCCAAGAGAATTAGAAAAGAGAAATAACTTTGATGTCTTTCTCACAAGAATCAGAGCAGGTAAAGAATTTACTGTGTCGAATGGCAACGGTAAAAAAATTAAACTTGATAGAAGTATCATCGAACAACTTAAAACTGTCTCCGATTTTGAAAAGTTTAGACAAGGTTCCAGTATTGTATTACCAACAACGACAAAAGGTCAGATTAGACTAACAGAAATTTATAAAGACTCCGAATTTTCTGGTCGAACTCAAAAAACAACTGCTGCTGAAGACGCTGAAGTTAGAAGTTTAAATCAACAACTTCAACAAATCATGGAGAGCACTGGCGTAGATTTTGTTGAGGTGAAAGTAGGGAGAAAATCCTATAAGGTTGTGTCGGTTATGAGCACACCAGGGACTCCAAAATCAGACTTTAGTTTTGTTGATGCAAACGGAAACGCTATAGGGCACATTTCACATAAAGATGGTTCTAATCCAAGAGGATTTCAACAATGGTCTGGAACATCACAAAGAGTTGAACCTGGGATCTTTGCTCATCGAGAAACACAAGATTTTATTAATACTCTAAAAAAGATGTATCCAAATGGGCTTCCTGCTGCGGCCACATTGGGTAGAAAGATCAAGGATGATAGACTTAAAAAAATGGCGGTTTATGGATCTCAATTTGGAGGATCACCAGGTATCAATAATGTTGATGTGACTCTTCAGGGAACAGTAAAACTGGTGAAACAGGGGACAGCCTACAAACTGACTGGATCTGCCCATGAAAATGCAAATGGGTCTATAATAAGTGGAGGTTACGAGCCCATCTTCCTTGCGGTCTACAAAGGTGACCGTAGTGACCATGGTGTTAAAGGTGCTAGAATCACAATTAATCCCAAAGACGGAAGAACTGTCAAACAGTATATATGAAAAACACTCACCTCGAACACCTGGAAGACAATATCTTGAACGATGGGTCGCAAGGTGGACGTGAAGCCATCGCATTTTTAAGATCTCTTGGAGAGATGTTGGATCGTGGTGGGTCAGAGACCAGAGTGACCGTGAAGTGGGATGGCGCTCCCGCAATCATCTGTGGTATTGATCCATCCAACGGGAAGTTTTTTGTCGGAACCAAATCAGTATTCAATAAAACTCCTAAGGTTTCATATTCTGAGCAAGATGTTGATAAGTATTATCCACCTGGTCAGTTAGCGGACAAACTAAAAACGTCCTATCAATACTTGTCAAAACTGTCGATTTCTGGTGTCGTGCAAGGAGATCTTCTTTTCACGGATGACAAATACACCGCCAATATTGATGGTGACAATTGTATTGCATTCACTCCAAACACCATCACATACGCCGTCCCTAAAAACAGTGCGTTTGGTCAACGTATTGATGTAGCTAAGATGGGTATTGTATTTCACACTACCTACTCTGGTCGAACTCTCGATAC